GTCTCATGCGACCAAGGGATTGCCCCATCAAAGTTTGATACCACCGCAAAAGGATAACCCTTAAGGTCTGGCAGTATGCGTTGCAGGCTTTCACGGTTGACATGATGCCCATACCAAAGCAAATTAACCCCATTGCAGTGCGGTGGCATCTCAGGGTATTCATAAGGGTCAGGGATTACCGTGGCATCCCGTCCCAGCTCTTTAATTCTTTTAGCCATTTCGGTGGTTGAGCAGGTCACCGCATCCGCAAGACGCAATGCCTCTTGGTAGTGCATCCAGTCAAAATGGTCATCACAAAAGTCCACCACCACCCATGCGCCTCGGGCTTTGGCTCTTGCCATCACCATCAGCTCATTGGCCTGCGGCTTGGCAAACACCAGTGTGTCAGCAGTCAAATCGTTCTGGCTTGCCCAGTCGCCCGCAGGTATCTTGGCCCGATAGCGCCAGCTCGCAGCGTTCTTGTCGCCCCAATGGATGAATGATGTGCGATTGTTAAGCTCTGTCTTGCCATTGATGATGCCGCCCAGCTCCATTATGTTTTGCTCGCGCTTTTTAATAATGGCTTGGATCAGGCCATGCCCATGCCCATTAAATACCGCATCTGGCAAGTAATCGTAGTAGGTTTGGAAATGCTCGGCCTGCAACGCCATTGCGGTATTGCAATAAAAGGTTTCGCCTTGCGGGTCAATCTTGACCTCAACCAAACTGTCGCCCTCTTTGATTTTTTCGCCGTTAACCCTAAGCATCTGATCCTCATTACAAGAATCAAAGCCAAACAGTTCAAACTGGCGGTAGCCAAGGACGTAGAACAGCGATATAGCCCTTAATCCCGAGGTTGTGCCCCCACCTATCAGCATGGAGTTTTTAGGGCGGTCTTGGCCCTTTTTGACGTAGGGATGCCATATCGTGACCTGATACCCATTGAGGTTGTCAAACAGCGCTGGGTGGCATTGGCTGGCAATCATGTAATGCACTTCCTTGCGTGGCTTGTAAAACGCAATACGGTGCTCTTGTGGGTCAATAGCTAAGGCATAGTCGGGTATCACGCCTTGGGCAATAAGCCAATCGTGTGCGCCCTTGATCGCCACAATGGGCGACCCCGCCGCTTTCATCTTTCTAATGACCTCTATCTGACCCCTAACGCTCGGTGCGCTTGCCACCAACAAGATCGGCTCAGTCTTTATGGGCTGGGCTTGCTTGATCTGCGGATAACCTCTGGCGATTGCCGCATCCATGTGGGCAAACAGTGTCTCATCTTCAGCGACACATTTTCCGGTTATTTTTAAGGGTACAGAACTCATTAAAAAGACCCCTCCTTTTTTAAGGGAGAGGCCATTTTTTTACACAGGGTTAGACGGCATTAAGCCTGCATTGTTAACCATGCAGAATGGTGCTGATGCAGAAGTAGCCGAGGTGTTAGCCACGATACCTTGGATGAAACCGGCAGACACGGTTGTGTCGTCCAGCGCACCGGGGGTAGCAGTGGTGTACAAAGGCACTTTAGGATTGCATCCAACCAGCAAGTTAACCTGCAACATACCGTTCAAGCCAACCCAGCCGTAATAGCTAGAGGCAATCGCAGTTTGTGCAAAGCCAACCATGTTGTAACCCAAAGCCGCAGCATTTGTGGTGGTCACAGGCACAGCACGCATCACAGGAGTCAAGCTCGCTGAGTTTGCGTAAGTGCTCATGATCACCGCATCAAATGCGTTGATAGTGGATTCGGCGCGGACAAACATATACACGCCGTTGTTGGAGGTGTTCACCCGTGTACCGGGGGTAACGGGGAACAAAGTGGTTGAACCAGCAGAAGTTGACGCATAAGTAGCGGTCAAATCAATACCAATTTTTCCATCGGTGACGTAATCAGCCATGATTTTGCTCCTTATTCAGTCATCACGCCTTGGAACTGGAGTCCCGAGGCAGTCATATTGCCAGCCCAGCCGATCAAGCGCACGATTGCGTCCTGATTGGTAGACATACGCTCATCACCGATAGGAACGAAATTCCGATTGGCGTGAGGACGGAAGAAAATGTACTTCGTGTTAAGGAAGTAACCAGTGGATGTCGGAATATTACCGCCGATACCACCGTCAAGAACAACGTCAGCGTTCATGTACTTGGAAGCAACAAAGCCTAATTCAGCCATCTTGCTTGAGCCAGGGAAACGCTGGATGTTTTGCAGGGAAGACATGAAGAAGCCCCACAAGTTGTTGTCCAACAAGATCAAATCGACAACATCAGAGCCGCGACTTGTCTTTGCATACAGACGGTTGAAGCCGGTCTGAATGTTGGAGCTAGATGCAGAAGCACCTAAGTCGCCAGAGAAGTCAAAGGTCTGGTTTTGCCAGAATGACCAAGTTGCACGGTCAATGCCGCCAACCACACCAGTGGATGGAGACGCAACCACCATAGCTTGCAAACCAGTGATTTGCTTGCCGTTGTTGGCTGTACCGTCAGAGTAAATACCAGTAGAGATCAAGTTCTCAATGGATGCCTCAGCAACGTCCAAACGTGCGTCAAACAAATCGATGATCTGTTCTTCGCCGCTGTTTTGGAGCATTTCCAAGCCATTGATGGTGACTGCTACGGCTGCCTGTTTAATCGGGAACTGAGCCGCACTGATCACGTCCGCTGGGGAGATGTTCAATACTTCAGCGCCTGAGTAGTACATGGCTGTTGAGTTTGCTTGGAATGACAACTCTTGCAGAATTGTCGATCCACCTGTGAAAGGCTTGTAACGGCCTTTTTCGCGCAGGCGAGTCAGCAACGCATTGTTTTTGGTCACGTTATCGGCAACGATGCCCGAGCGTGATTCAATGGTGGTTGCTAAAACGTCTGAGTAATTACTATTGGCGTATGCCATGATTTACCCCTTTAAAAATTTGCCGACCGTAACGCATTTGCGATAACAGCTCGGCGGTCTGATTGACTGACTGGGCCAGAGACTGATGCACCGGGTGCGCCTCTTACCTGTACAGCCGCTTGTCTTGCTTTCTGTACTTGATTCTGTGCGGCGTAGCTTTGTTGCTGTTGAGCAAATAAACTTTGTGCCAATTGTGGATCAAGTCTTACAGCGGTTTCATATGCCACCTGCAATTTCTCGCGTTCTGACATATGACTAATGTCCCCTAGTACCTGCGGCGCTTGGAGAAGCGACAACATACGGTCTTGGACTGCCTCAAAGTGCGCGTTTGCGGGGTCGCTCGCAAACTGCTGGATTACAGAGAGTGCTCTGTTTTCATTCTGTTTCTGTGCTTCGTACTGCGACTGCGTGATGTGTTGCGTCAGTTGCTGTACTTGTTGCGCCAGTTGATTGTAGTGAGAATCTTGCTGTGGTGGTGCTTCGCCGCCAAAATAAGCAGCCACCTGATCCAATGGAATTTGGAACTGCTGAATCATTTGGGCGACCGCTTGCGACTTTTGCTGTGGTGTGCCTGTTCTCAGCAATGCCGCAGTCTGGAGCAATGGGCCAATAGCTTGCGCGGGCGTACTGCCCTCATTCCGCAAAATCCATTCATACGGCGCAAATTGCTCGGTGATTGCCCGAGCCTCAGCGTCTCGTTGCTTATATGAGGTGATGCCCTTTTCGTAGTCAGCATCCCGCTGGGCAAAGGCTTGCTGTAACTCAGGCGGAGCTTTTTCCCAATGTTCTTTCAGCTCAAGGCGCAAAGATTTAGGCATCTCAGTTCTAGGCTTGTCAGCCATCTGGGGCGCTTGGGTCTGGTCAGTTGGAAACTTAGGGGCAAACTTGCCACCCTCTCGGGGCTGGCTTGCGGCGTGTTTGCCACGGTTTGTCGGTGTCTTTGTCAGCGCCTCACGAATCGTGTCGGCTCTGCTTTGCGGCTCTGCTTGGGGCGCTTCGACCGCTGGAGTTTCGGGTGCTGGTGTTTCTACTGTGTCGGGTGCGACAACTTCGTTTTCCATCACTTCATCCTTTTCATTTGTTCCAAAGTCATTTTGATCATCTCCTTGCGCTCAGGCATGGGACGGTTGTGTAAACGGTTTGCCATCTCTACGTTTAGGTTAGACATCTTAACAGGAGCAATCGGTGCGCCGGGTCGATCAAACTCTTGCACGGTCGCCAATTGTCCGCGCAGCCTGTCTCGGTGCGCTTCCTTTTTCTTGTTCCATTCTTGTTGGGCATACTTAACGTCAGAATGTCCCATTTCGATTGAATCGGTGCGCTTGAGGTGGTCACGCCACTGCTTTCTGCCCTCAATCATTACGCCATCAGGCGACATGAACGGGGCAATATCGCCCATCACTGCGGTGTATTCGCCAGATCGACCCTTAGATTTTTCGTAAGGCTCGCTACCGTCAGATGGAAATACCCAAGTTGTTCTCACATAAGCTCCAAAATCATTGCGACATCTTCTTCATCACGTTTTAGCTTAACACGCACTTCAAGGTCTTTAACCCGTTGCATGAGCAAATCATAATCAATTTGTTTTCTGACCGCAACCTCTATTGTTTGCGCGGGTGCTGTGGTGATTTCTTCTCTGACCTCGGGCGGTAGGCCAAATAGCGCTTCTTGCAGTTTACGTTTACGTTGCGCCTCTAGCTTGCGGTCTTTTGCCCATTGTTCGTCACGCTTCTTTTCGTCAAAGCCAAAGTGACCACCTAATGGAGCTTCAATCGGTATCGGCGCTCCACTAAGGTTTATTGTGGCAAATGGCAACTCCGCAAACGATGCGAAACCAAACACTTACGCCCCCCAAGTGGCAGATGGTGCGGCAGTCACCCATAAATTGGTTGCCGAGCTGTAAACCAATATATCGCCATCATTTGGGTTTTGTGCCGACACATTGTGCAACTCATCCATTTCGTAGCCGTTTTGGATGTTGACCTCAATTGAGCCTTGATTTTGATGGCTGCGGGTCACAACGCCTATATAAACCAAGTGGTTAGGCGCATATTGTTTGGTAGATGTGTACTCGCCAGCTACTGAAGAACTTAAATAAAGCTGTGTGCCAGCGGCATACGCAAAAGTATCTAGCCCTGCAATGTCGCCAGCCAAGATCACATAACCATTGTTACTTGTTGAAATATCTGCCAGAACCAAACCAAATGTTTGAGCAGAACTAATGTCGCTTGTTGCAATAGCTTTGGTTACGGTGGGTTTGTTGCCAGAAGCGCCACTAATGTAGACAACCGTTCCCTTTGTCAAAAGTGCGCCGGTTTCATTGCGAACCTCAGAAATCAATCTCGGTGAGGAATAAACCTTTGCTTCAACTTCAGAACCAGTTTGGTTAATTGTGACGCTACCATCATCCGACACAATAGAAGTTATTGTGTGTTCAGCAGGCAAGGTGACAAATACATCCTTTGTGCCAGCCGCAAGATCAAGTTTTGAGCCTGTGGATGAGGAAATTACGGTTGTTCTGGCTAGTGTCCCGCTGGAATACGTCCCGATTCCCACCTCCCACTGCGTACCGCCTGCAATGGTGTAATAGGTTGTATTGGCGTTGCCAATGACCGCAAATGACTGAAAGCCCTCAATTGAGCCATCCAGCGTGATCGTCCCAGTCCCTGTGGAGGTGGTGGTCTGTCTTACCCGATCAGCAAGGACAAGGCTCATGCTGTTTCTACGCCTATGACAAGACCGTCAGCACCCCTGATGACTTTCTTGGGCGCGGTAAGCCTTTGCATGGCCTCACCAATGTTTTGCATAGATTCACCATGCAGGTTTGCCATGTTGTCGTGCAAGGCGGTTATTTTGTCCATTGCTTGAACAATTGTGCCGCCCAGCTCGTTGGTTATTTGTGCAGCCGCTGCTTCAACCACTGGTAAATCGACACCGGGATTGCTACCAATCCTTGCCACCATGATCTTAGTCGCTGCATCAAGCTCTGCTTTCCATCGCTCATATTCTTCCCTTCCAGCCATCTCTCTGGCTTTGATTTGAAGCTCATTGTTCTGCTTAATTGTTTCAAAATCGGCTTTCATCTGAGCCAATTGCATCTCAGCCTCGACCTTTGCTTGGTGCATCTGCATCTCAAGCTGTGCCTTGCCTTGTTCAATCTGTGCCTGCGCTTGCATCTTCATTTGCTCAGTTTGCGCTTGTGCTTGCATCCGCATTTGCTCTGCTTGCTGTTCAGCTTGCATCTGAAGCATCTCGGGCGGCGGGCCGGGCTGTTGCTGTGTTGCAGCATTTGCCTTGTCTTGCAGGGCTTTCATTGCCCTTTCAACCGCGCTCTCCAATCCCCGACCAGCTCTAAACCGGCGTACAAGGAATAACAGCATCTCGGAAGCCATAGGCAAAGTTTCAGGCGCTTGGGTAATCATGGGGATTGCCTCACGCAAGAACAAACCAATAGCTTGGATGGCCTCTTGTGCGCCTTGCTTTTCTGCCTGCTCATCAATCTGAGCCAAACTGTCGGCTTCAACCGCAATGTGGAAGTCGCGGATGGTGCTGTTCGATAGCATCTCCAATGCCGCTTGCAACCTTTGCGGGTCTTGACCGTCTGGTGTATTCATCACCCCAGACATCTGCACAATCAACTCGGGCGGGTAAAACTTACAGATAACTTGCGCTTTGAGCTTAAAGATGTCAGTGGCAAACCGAGCCACATCGCCTTGACTGCTCTTTAACCGCAAGCTACCAAAGTTGGCCTTGAGCTGTTGAGCACCGAGGGTTTCCTGAGCCTTAGACGATCCACGCAAGATGTCCGATATGCCCATAATCTCGTAGATCGACTGCTTGACCTGTTCTCTGGCTGCGTACAACTCCCGCAAGGTCACAATGATCTGCGAGGTGTCCATCATGTCGATAGCGCCCTTTAAGCCGCCCTTTTCCGACATTGCCGCCCATCCAGTCACTGGGAATAGCTTGTTGTCCACGCCCTCGCTAAACATCCGCGCCAGCTCTTTAAACTCAGCATTGAACACGCCAACCGCTTTACAGGCTTTTGTCAGCAAGTAAATGCGTTGCGTTAAGTTGTCCAACTCTTGCGCCTGATCCTCGTATTCGCAGTAATCAGGTACAGGAATCATTGTGCCGGTGGTGGTGGTCGCCATCAACGGCTTAGGGCATGGGAAGAATTCTTCCAGCTCTAACGGGTCATCACGCTCATCTAATGCCTGTGGATAACCTTTGGCAATCCAGCAGACTTTGGCGGTGCGCTTGTTCCAAATCTCATAGACCATCGCCTTTTTGTCGTAGGTCATCTTGGCGGTCAATGGATTCTTGCCGTCCATGTCGGTGTTTGAGCTGGTCAGGCTGACGTTGTTGAATACGTCACCAAAGCGCTCTACACCCTCCTCCTTGGTCATGTAGACAGCGCGAGCCACCCACCAAACCTCATCCCATGTGCGGGCGGGTGAATGCAAGAAGTCTGACCAGTAAACGTAATCAATGGGGCTGTGAGCTGCGTCAATGCGCTCTGTCGGGTCTTCAATCGTGTTGTAGACCTGCGCTTCGTCCTGTTCCATCTCGCCCTCAACCTCGGGGCGGTCATTGACAATCACAGGCTCGTACCGAATCCATGCTGTACCGCGACCGGGCAGCAATCTGTCCTGAACCGCACCAGACATGGCAGCATCAAAGTCACCGAATTGCATGGTCTCGTATTCCATGACACGCTCAAGCATCGTAGAGGCCAATCGACCCACAGGGTCTTGATCCATGTATCTGCGTGAGACTTCGGGCTTGGCTTGTCTGCCGTACAGGGCGGGGAATAGCACTTGAATGTTTGACCACAGGATGTTGAACTTCATCCTTGGCATCTCTATGGCATCACGCTCATCCCGATACCGCTTGACAACCTTTAAGCCGCGCTTTTCCCACTTATCAAAAATCTTGATGGCGGTCTCAATCTGGTCGTGCCAGTACGGGCCTGAGTCTTCCCCCTCGTATGCGCCGTTTTCTGCGTACATATCAGTTACCGCTAGAGAAGAAGAACGTCACATCTAATGTGCTGCCTATGGTTGCGTGTAGGTTTGATCCCACGTTGGCAGGGAATCGGTGAAACCCAATGGCTGGCGTGATCGTGCCAGACATGACCGCACCGCTTGCGCCACCATCCTTGAGCACCAAAGTGCCTGAGCTGGTGTTATTAACGTAGAAACCAATCAACTGGCAAGGGCCAGTGCTGACTGCGCCTGTGCTGGTGATGTTTTTGTATCCACCTACTTCTGCTACTGGCTGGCTCATATGCGTTCCTCTTTATGTTGCATCTCATATTCCCACAGCTCATCAAGTGTGATGGTTTGCAGGGTCTTGCCCTTGGGCGGTGTTTGATCTCTTGCCTCTTGTCGATAGGCTACTGCCAACATTCTAAACGCATCTGCGGGGTGTGAGCACCAGTCGTGGCGTGGAGTTTGACGAAAAGTTTTCTTGTCTTCATCGTATTCTCGCTGGTATTGCCTTAACGCTTCCAGCCCCTCATCGCATCTAGAGTCAAAGTAACAGATGGGCAGGATCATCCTTACCGCTTGGATGCCGTCCTGTATGCCGATCTCAGGCACGATTGCCAGTTTGCTCATGCCGCCCAAATGTGCAGCCAACTGCTCGACAATCGACTTACCCCCCGAGGCCAAGGTTTTGGCTCTGGCATCATGCGGCAGAAAGTGGCGGGTGTATCGGTAGCCCTTGGCTATAACCGTATTGGCTAATTCCTCAATGCTTGCGCCGCTGACAGCGTAATAGTCCATTACCCTGATCTCACCCCTAACCACCTGATACCACCAAATTGCGGTGTCATCCCGATACCCTAAGTCCCATGCGGTGTAAACCGGCGCTTCTGGCTCAAACGGTAGCTCACAAATCCTGCCCTCATCATCAGCCAAGCGCATTTCTTGACCGTAAAACGCCCCCAACAAGGCGGCATCAAAGCTGCACTCGTATTCTTGGTCGTATTGGTCTTGGCTTAACTGTGACCGAGCCGCCTGCAATTCTGAGTCGGGCAATATCTGGGACACGCTTGCGGGCAGCCTTAACAGAAACCAATCAGGCACTACTTGGCTTACCTTGTAGATGTCGTGGAACTGGTTTTTGCCTTTTGGCGTACCCCCAAACACAGCCCAGCCAAGGCGGTCAGACAATGTGGGGCGAATGACATTACCCCAAACGCTGGGCTTAAAGTCACCGTATTCATCAAGGTAAACGCCGTTAAAACCTAAGCCCCGCATAGCATCTGCGTTGTCAGAGCCAAACAGCATGATCTTTGCGCCATTGACTAATTCCACGGCTAAGTCTGATTCATTGGTGGTTTTGGTAATGGGCGCGGCATAGTGTTTGATGTAATCCCACGCCACCCGCTTGGCTTGGCTGCGGAATGGGGCTATATAAGCGTATTGCGCCCCCCTGTGACCCTCGGTAATGGCTCGCTTGATCAAGTCGTTGATTGCCGCTACGGTCTTTCCAGCTCTACGGTGGGCAACCAAACAAGACCAACGCTCAGTCCTGTTGTGAAATGGCATAAAAGCCGCCCTTGGGCTGTAGGGCAGGATTACTTCACGCCGCCCCATGTCACCACCATTTCTACCGGCCCGTCATCTTTGCCGGTGATCTCAGTCCTTGCCAGCTTGGGTACATGGTATTCAACCACTGATTGAAATAGCTCAAAGGCTTTGGCAGGGTTTGGCTTTATATCGTGGTCAGGAACGCCGTTAGCGACCTGATCAAGCCAGTGCTCTAGGCGGTGTGAGTTGTTGTCAACAAACATGGCTATGGCTTGCCTAGCTTCAACTGTGCGCTTGTTTGGCAGTCCGGCGGGTCGGCCCGGCCCTGCTGTTGTTTTTTCACCTTTTTTAAACGGCATATGTTAAGGTTGCTTTACAATATGGTTTTGGAGGATTTGCAATGAAACTGATTATAGTTAAGAAATCTAACTCTGGCTACACCGTTGAATTTGACCAAGAACTAGCCGATTCGCCAGAAGATGATCAGGACGCTTTTGTTGCTGATGCCATAGCCGCTTTAGAAGATAAGCTAATGTCGTTGCGGTATGACTCACTTTCTTGAAGCATCTTTCCAGCCGCGCTGCTTAACTTTTTCTTCGTAGGCTTTGATTTGGTCAATCAATTGTTGGTCAATGATCTGGAATACGCCAGCCTTGCGTTTTTCTAATGCGCCAATGACTGCATCGTGTATCTGGCTTTCATTAAAAGGCTTGCCGTTTTTGTCTACGGCATTTTCATATTCTTTGCGTATGGCGTTGTATCGGTCGCGCATAAATACTTCAGATGGCACATTACCTATGCCGCCCACATATTTGCCGCTGAAGTCTGTTGTGTAACTTGGGTTGCTTGATGGCGATAGTGTTAAGGGCTTTTTTCCATGCGACATCACCACATTCAATCCATATCCTCGCGGTACACCCAATAAATCTTCGGCAGTAATTGCGTTGCTTATGTCTTGCCGGTTAAATTTAAAATATTTTTCGTTGTCTTCGGTGTACATTGACCGCACAAACTTTTTGCGTAATTGTCCATTGTTTACATTTAGCAATTGCGCTCTACCCTCTGGCGTATTGATACCGGCAAATTCTGGGTAATCCTCTTGTACAAATTTATTTATTTCGTTTGCTTTAGATTTTGCAGCCTTACGTTTATCAAATAAATCTAATAATATAGTTGTTGGTTGTACTGAGTAATTTTCTGAAAACGCTCCCATTGTAGTGGGTGTTTGTAAAACAATGCCCGAGCCACCAGCGTCTAGGTTTTCTTTTCTTGCAACATCCACACGGTCTGCAATTCTGTCAACAATGCTTTTGGCTGATGCCCCGCCAATATTTTTTTGTTGATGCAAAATATCCATCAAATGGCCTTGCCCGCCAGTAGTAATTAACGGGTTTGTCAGCGCTTCATCTGATACAGATTCAATTCGGACGTTTCGGCTTGAATTGTCCCAAGGAATTGTGCCTATGCTTGCGCCCTTGTATTTTTGTATGTCAAATGCTTGCGGGGCTACCAAACCGCCTAAATCAGTTCTTTGATACCTTGTGCCAACTTCTGGCGGCATCTTTGGTCTAGTCGGCATATAAATAAATTGCGACTCAGGCGTAATTGTTCCCAGCAATGACCGTGTGGGTTGGCCTGTGAGCTTGTTGCTAATTTCTTGCCCCGCCAATTTTGCATATCCTGTTACCGCAGGTTTCAGCACTTTAGCGGTCGCTGGTGTCATGTACCCGCCCAGCTCCTCCATCCCCGCCGTTTCTGGTCTGGTGGCCGTTCCTCTAGGCATCATGCCCAAAATATCCCGCGAGCCGCCCGGTAACTGTTTGTCAGGCGTGTAGTTCACATCCCCAAACACTTCCATTGGGTAAGGTGTCCTAACCGTGTTTGCGGTATCCACAGGCGCACCCAAAAATGTTGATAAACCTCCGCGACCCAATGATTCCAGATTACTGCCAACCGCTTGCCCAAAACCCTTAAGCATTCCAAGCAAGTCGCCAGCCGTGGCTTTTTTGCCGTTTTTCAGCGTGATCAGCGTGTCAGCCGTAATCGGGCCGGTATCTTGTCCATACCCACCACCCAGCGCCGCAGCCATGTCACGGTAATCAGCCATCAACCGTCTCCCGCATTTTAATTAAGCCGTTCATCATTCGGCTTTTAG